CTCAGGATACACATACAGAGAGGAAATGGTTATGGATGCTGTAGAAAATTGCATCAAAGCTATTATGAATTATGACGTCAAAAAGGCAACAAGAACAGGTTTACCAAACGCTTTTGCTTATTTTACGCAGATAACGTATTATGCATTTTTAAGAAGGATTGCTAAAGAGAAAAAACATCAAGATATTAAAGAGCTCTATATGGAACACTCTGGAGCAGAAGGATTTATGGATGTAGGCGGTTGTCCTGATGCAGCTGGTATTGTAGATCGTGTTAGATTTAAATCTCAGCTGATTCGTAAAAGGGATTCTGAAATTAGGAAGTTTGGTAAAGATCTAAAAAGAAAAACCCGCACCAAAAAGAAAATTGGTCTATTAGATAATTTTACTTAACATGAAGATAGCTCTTATAAATGATACTCATTTTGGTGTTAAAAATGGGTCTGATATATATTTGAATTATTCTCGTCGTTTTTTCGAGGAAGTTTTTTTTCCATACTTAAATGATAATGGTATCAGAGACATAATTCACCTCGGAGATTATTTTGATCATCGTAAATTCGTAAATTATAAAGTGTTAAAACATAACTATGATACATTTATTAGTAAGCTTTATGATAATGATATTTACATGGATATCATTCCAGGAAATCATGACGTTTATTACAAAAATACAAATAGTCTAAATTCTTTAGAATTAATACTGGAAAAATATAATGATCGTATTAATATACATACTGACCCAACAATAAAAAAATTCGATGGATTAGGAATTGGCTTTCTTCCATGGATTTGTCCTGAAAATGAAGAAGAATGCATGGATTTTATTCAAAATTCAAATGCTTCAATTCTTATGGGCCACCTTGAATTAGGAGGATTTAAGTACATGGGTAATGCAAATATAAAATCTCATGGTATGGATAAGAGCTTATTTAATCGTTATGATGCTGTTTATTCAGGTCATTATCACACAAAAAGCGTTGAAGGAAATGTCACTTACCTTGGAACTCAATATGAATTAACTTGGTCAGACGCAAATGATCCTAAGCACTTTCACATTTTAGATACTGATACAAGGGAATTGACTTCTGTATGTAATCCTATTGTATTGTTTCAAAAAGTATATTATGACGAAACAAAAATACCGACATTTAGTCGGAGTGATATCGAGAATACCTATATAAAGATTGTTGTCACTAATAAAACTGATTTATACATCTTTGATAAATTCATGGAACAAGTATACGACTTTAACCCATACGAAGTGCGTATCATTGAATCTTTGGATGAATATTCTGGTGATAAAATCGATGATTCAGACGTCAAGGTCGATGATACTCCAACATTGCTAAATAGCTATATCGATGCTACAGAAACTAATTTAAATCAAGATGTTCTTAAAAAAATGATGCAAGAACTATTGATTGAAGCGCAAGCACAAGACACTATATAATGATTATATTTAAAAAACTTACTTGGAAGAATTTTTTATCAACTGGAAATAACGAATCTGTAATTTATCTTAACCGTGAAAAATCAACATTGATTGTCGGTTCAAATGGTGCTGGTAAATCTACTATGTTAGATGCTCTATCCTATGCGCTTTTTGGTAAACCTCATAGGAGCATTAATAAACCTCAGCTAGTCAATTCTATAAACAACAAAAACTGTTTAGTTACAATTGAGTTTTCAGTTGGATCTATAGAATACAAAATTATTCGAGGGATAAAGCCTAACATTTTTGAGGTTTATCGTAATGGTAATTTGTTAAATCAAGAATCACATAGTCGTGATTATCAAAAACTTATTGAGCAAAATATTCTTAAACTGAATCACAAATCTTTTCATCAGGTTGTTGTTTTAGGTTCATCAAACTTTATTCCATTTATGCAATTACCTTCGCATCAAAGGAGGAATGTGATTGAAGATCTTCTTGATATTGGAATCTTCACAAAAATGAATGGAGTTCTAAAAGAAAAAACAATACATCTTAGAAATAAGATGGCAGAAACCGACAACAGTTTAAATATCCTTAAAGAAAGGATCAGTCTCCAAACAAAACATATTGATGAATTAAAAAAGATTGATTCGTCACAAGAAGAAAAGCGTCAAAAAGAAATCGCAAATTTAAACGAAGAAATTGCTGAATTGCTAAAAAGTAATACTTCTTTACAGGATGAATATGACAAAGATTATGATTTAAGTTTAAAATTACATAATAAAGAAACATCAACTAGCCATGATTATGCTATAACTATCAATGCACTTAAACAGAAAATGGATGATGTTGTAAAAGAATCTATTTTTTATGATGAAAACGATTGTTGTCCTACTTGTTCACAGGATATTTCTGAAGATCTTAAAAAGAATAAAAACCATGAATGTAAAGCAAAAGCCAAATCTCTAAATGAAGACTATTATTCCGCAAAAGAAAAATTGAAGGTAGTTGAAGAAAATGTTAAGGTACTACATAAGAAAATAGTTCATTTAAACGAAGTTAATAGTAGTATTCTTAACAATCAAACACGGATTAATATTCTTAAAAATAGAATACAATCACTTTCAAAAACGATAGATAAGCAAGATAGTAGCGATGCGCAAGAAATTCTTTTGAACGATAGAAAAAAGCAAGAAGAGCTTAATATTGTTAGGGTTGAACAAGCAAAAATTAGTTCTTATTTTGATGCCATTGGTGAATTGTTAAGAGATACTGGAATTAAGACAAAGGTTATACGTCAGTATCTCCCTATTATGAATAAGTTGATTAACCAATATTTACAGGTACTTGACTTCTTTGTTCTCTTCCATCTTGATGATTCATTTAACGAAACAATTAAATCTCGTCATAGAGATGAATTTACGTATGCTTCATTTTCTGAAGGTGAAAAACAAAGGATTGATTTGAGTCTTCTTTTTGCATGGCGACAAATAGCTAAGATGAAAAATAGTGCCAATACAAACCTTTTGGTTCTTGACGAGACATTTGATTCAAGTATGGATGCAGACGGAGTTGACAACCTTATTAAAATTCTCTATACACTTGGAAACGAAACAAACGTTTTTATTATTTCCCATAAACAGGATCTACTAGAAGGTAAATTTCCTGCTAAAATAGAATTTGAAAAGGTGAATAATTTTAGCCAAATGAAAAAAAGTGATTTACAATTAGCTTAAAATACAGTATAATAATTTGTGAACACAACAGGAATTAAATACGATTCAACAAAACCAGACTATAGCTTAGTTCCTCCGAATGCTCTCGACGACGTAGTAAAGGTTTTAACCTATGGTGCCCAAAAATATGACAGAAACAATTGGAAATTCCTTGAGAATCTTGATAATCGTTATTTTGCTGCAGCGCAACGTCACTTATGGGCCTTACAACGTGGAGAAACGACTGATGAGGAGACCGGCATTCATCATGCCGCACACGCAATCTGCTGTATGATGTTTTTATTGGAATTTTATTATTTACAAACTGCTAAAAATAGTGTAGAATAACTCAAGTTTATGAAAATCAGTAAAGAAACAATCGAAGTTTTAAAGAACTTTTCTGCCATTAATCCAAACCTTGTGATTAAAAATGGCAACAAGCTATCAACCATTGCGGATGCTAAAAATATTATGGCAAATGCAACAGTTGAGGAAACCTTCGATACCGAAGTGGGAATCTATGACTTAAACGAATTTTTGTCTGCACTCAATCTTATTGAAGATCCAGAATTGGACTTTGGTGATAATTCGGTGTCAATTAGAAACGAAAGAGCTTCTGTGAATTATCGTTATTCTGATCCTCTTATTCTTACATCTCCGCAAAAAGATGTAAATATGCCGGAGCCAGATTTCGAAGTAAAAATTACTTCGAATATTATTAATGAAATTCGTAAAGCAGGAGGTGCATTAGGACATGCGGTAGTCTCTATTGTATCAACTGAAGATAGTGATAAGGTATATTTGGAAGTAAAAGATCCTGATAATTCTTCTGCAAATACATATCGTCTTAATATTGGCGATGGAGAATCAAGGTCTTATGATTTCCAATTTCTTATTTCTAACTTGAAATTGCTACCAGACGATTATGAAATTTCAGTAAGTTCTAAACTTATTTCACAATGGAATGGTATAAATAACAAAACCCAATATTGGATCGCACTTGAAAAAAACTCAAACTATAACTCATAATATATTATGTCAGAAGAAACAAAAAATACTCCAGAAGTAACACAGGAAAATGCAGAACCTCAACTATCTGTTCAACAAATTGCAGCGGTCGTTCAGATCATTGATCTTTCGTCAGAGCGCGGAGCCTTTCGAGGATCTGAACTCTCTGCCGTAGGAAATGTCCGCGACTCTTTTGCGGCTTTTGTTGAATTTCATGTGCCAAAAGAAGAGAATCCGACGGATGCTCCTAGCACAGAGGGGACTGAGGAAACCTCGGAGTAACCAACTCGGCAACCTGGCTATGTTGTAAAACTGGCCATAACTTTAATAAAATTTTAGATTATGACTAAAAAAAATCCACAGAGAGCTTATATTAGCCTTGTTACAAATAAGAACGGAAGAACAAGTTCATCAAAACAATATTTTCATGTTTTTGGAGAAAATGGTGAAGCGTATCTTTTTACACATAGTGATATGGAAAAAGCTTTAAACCGTGCAAAGAAAAATCCAGAGGATGTATATCCTGTTCAATTTTCTGAACCTGAACCAAAGGTGATTGAAAAAGAAGTTGTGAAATATATCGAAGTTGAAAAACCAGGTATTTTTTCACGATTGACCAACATCTTTAAGTAATTTTTTGCTTCCTTAGCTCAGTTGGTAGAGCACGTGATTTGTAATCTCGGGGTCGTCAGTTCGAGTCTGACAGGAAGCTCCATATTTCTAATTCGGGTATAGCTCAGCGGCAGAGCGGGTGGCTGTTAACCACTAGGCCCTTGGTTCGAATCCAAGTACCCGAGCCATTTTTTTATGTACATTTAGGCTAAAATAGCCTATAATATATTTGTTTATGAGTAAAAGTGAATTCCTATGGGTTGAAAAATATCGCCCTCAAACTATCGAAGATTGTATTCTTCCTCAAAGTCTAAAAAAGACTTTTCAAAAGATTGTTGATACTGGTGAAATGCATAATATGCTTCTCACAGGATCTGCAGGTCTTGGTAAAACGACAGTTGCTAAAGCGTTGTGTAATCAATTAGATCTCGATTACATGGTTATCAATGCTTCAGAAGAAAGTGGTATCGACGTTCTTCGTTCTAAGATTAAGCAGTTTGCTTCGTCAGTTTCTTTAAATGGTGGTATTAAGGTAGTTATCCTTGATGAGGCTGATTACTTGAATGCGCAATCTACACAACCTGCTCTTCGAGGTTTCATTGAAGAATTTAGTGCTAATTGTCGATTCATACTTACATGTAATTTTAAGAATCGAATCATTGAACCCCTTCATTCACGTTGTTCTGTAATTGAGTTCAATACTACTAAAAAACAACTGGCAGAACTTGCTGCTGGTTTTATGAAGCGACTTCAAGATATTCTTACAGCCGAAAATGTAGGCTTTAATAATAAAATTCTTGCTGAATTGATTATGCGGTATGCACCTGATTGGCGTAGAGTTATTAACGAAGTTCAAAGGTATTCATCATCTGGTGAGATAACTGCTGATATCTTAATTGGTATGTCTGATCAGAATATTGCTGCACTTGTTGGTTATCTCAAATCAAAGGATTTTAAAAATATGAGATCTTGGGTGACTAATAATACAGACATCGATTCATCTGTCATTTTTAGGCGTATCTATGATACACTTTATGATTATGCACAACCGCAATCTATTCCGGCTATTATTTTAATCCTTGCTGATTATCAATATAAGGCTGCTTTTGTAGCTGATAAAGAGCTTAACACTGTGGCTTGTTTAACAGAAATCATGGCATCATCTGAATGGAAATGAGTAAATTAACACCATTCACTTTTATTAATTCGATCAACGATGGTCGAAAAGGAAAGCATTTATTAGAAGATTGTAAGGCAGATCATTCTCTTGAAATTACAAATCCAGACTCTCCTGATAAAGCATACGTTCCATTTATGATTAATCGTGGTTTGTCTTACTTTAAAGACACTATTCTATTTGCAAATGAAATGAATATTCACCATAATATTCCTAATCGTATGCAATATGATTTTTATCGTAATATCGTTACTGCAAAGCGTAGATTTTCTAAATGGGGAAAAAAAGCAAATGTTATGAAAGATGTTGAAATAATTCAAAAAGAATATGGATATTCAAGAGAGAAGGCAGAAGCTGTCTATCCTTTATTTAATAAGAATGAAATAAATAAACTTTATAAGAAACATGATAAGGGAGGAAAATGAAAAAGAATACAATAAAACACGTCTATTTTGTAGGAACAGCTTTGCTTTATATTAAATTATTTTCTTGGACTTTTAAAAAAATTAAAAAATAATGTGAAGTTTTCTTTTTTTATAAATACACTACATGAGTGAAAATATTATAGAATGGACACCACACAGCATGCTAGAGGTTCGTATTGATGAACCTGACGATTTTTTAAAAATAAAAGAAACTCTTACTCGTATTGGAGTATCGTCAAAAAGAGAACATAACACGCTTTATCAAAGTTGCCATATTTTACATAAGCAAGGTCGGTATTTTATCGTGCATTTTAAAGAACTTTTTCTCCTCGATGGAAAACCTTCAAATTTTTCTGAAGATGATTTAGGTAGAAGAAATACTATTGCAACTTTATTATCTGATTGGGGCTTATTGGAAATAGTTATTCCAGAATCTGCAAAGCCAAAAGTTTCTCTAAGAGCCATAAAGATTATTTCACATCGTGATAAAAGCGAATGGAATTTAGAAACAAAATACACGATTGGGAACGTTAAATCGTATAAATAAGTTTTGAATAGCAAGAAGCTATTTAAATTGGATGTCCGAAAGGAGTCCGCACTATTAACTCGCTTAAATAAGGAGATAAAAAAAATGACAACATACAATATTCCACATGCGTGGACAGTCGGGTTCGATTCCGTTTTTGACCGAATCGAAAAATTGAGTTCAAAACAGCCAACATACCCACCACATAACGTGGTGAAACACGATGAAGATAGCTTTGAAATTGCTATTGCAGTCGCTGGATTTGGTAAGAGTGATTTGTCTGTTAAACAAGAAGAAAACGTTCTTACAGTTTCTTCAAATGATTCCAATTTCTTTGGTGATAGTGAAATTATCCATAAAGGAATTGCAATGCGTAAATTTAATAAAACGTTTACGTTAGGTGAATACATTGAAGTTTCAGAAGTATCTCTCACTGATGGAATTCTATCTGTGTTTTTAGAGAAGAAAATTCCTGAAGAGAAAAAACCAAAATCCTTTGAAATTAATGACTAATTAAATAAGTATTGGTCCATATTGGTTAACTTTAACTCTCTTAAGGTAAAACTTAAGAGAGTTTTTTTTATAAATAGAAATATGGCTATTTGGAATAAAGTAACACAAACGCTTAATGCGAATAATACGCAACAATATGAAGTTGTAATGTTAGCTGATAAAGATGGAAATATCTTAAATACTAGCGGATCAGCATCGAATATCCCTATTGCTTCTGGTGAAGTTTCTGGATATTCGCATATCAATAAATTTGGATACTCTAATGACATTTCTGGTGGTGTTACAATTTGGGATGGCCAAACCGTTTATAGCTATTCAACATCTGCTGGAACAGTTACTGCATCTAGTTCATCGACAGATGATAATGGTGCACAAATAGAAATACAAGGTTTAGATTCTAATTACAATGTAGTCACACAAACTATTACTCTTGGCGATAACGCTGCAACTGATCTTTTAAGAATTTTTAGAGTAAAGGTAACAACTCCAGGTAGTGGTCAAGATACGAATGTCGGAACTATAACAGTAACTATTGGTGGATCAGATAGAGCAAAAATTTTACCTGAGAATGGTCAAACGCTTATGTGTTTGTATACAATTCCAGCTGGAAAGACTGCTTATCTATTGGCCTCCACAATTTCTGTTGATAAGAATACAGATGCTATTTTCCAATTATTTGCAAGACCATTTAACGGAGCATGGAATCTCAAAGGGCAGACGGGAACATTTGGTACTCCGTTTACATACCAGTATCCCGTTCCTCTTAAATTTGAAGAAAAAACCGATTTAGAAATACGCGGAGATTCTGGTAATACATGCGGCGGCGGTGCAATGTTTGACTTAATTATGGTTGATAATGAATAGCCAATTTTAGTATTTACAAATTTGTGTAAATAGGGTATAATACTCTCATGTTACTAGGTGGGTTTTATACGAGTGTCGAAAGGTTTGGAAATCATCTTCTCTATCGTGGTTACGATGATGATGGTAAAAAGATTTCTCATCGAATTAAATACAAGCCAACGCTCTACCTCAAATCAAAAAAGCAAAATACGACATGGAAATCTCTAGATGGAGTTCCAGTTGATCCTATCCAATTTAGCTCTATGTCAGAGCTTCGCGACTTTCAAAAAACATATCGCGATGTTCCTGACTTTAAATTGTATGGCAACGAACGACATATTCCGGCCTTTATTCAAGGTCAGTTTCCAAACGAAATTCCTTATGATCGTCGATTAATTGACATCGCATCTCTTGATATTGAAACATCCTTTGGTGATGGTTTTCCTGAGGTTGATAATCCAGTTAATGAAATTCTTACTATTGCTCTTAAAAGCTCAAAGGATGAAACATATATCGTGTGGGGTCTTAAGCCGTATGATGAAGAAAAAACAGAGCTAAAGCATCTCAATATTGAATACCGCCAATTCACCAATGAGTCTTCAATGCTCGAAGCTTTCATTGAATATTGGTCAACGCCTGATAATACACCAGACGTTATCACTGGTTGGAATACACGCTTTTTTGATATTCCATATATGATTTCACGTATGGTTTTTCTTCTTGGTGAAGAACGTGTACGTAATATTTCTCCATGGCGTAAGATTGAACGCAGAGATATTCGTGTTCAAGGTAGTGTCCGAACTACATTTGACATTATGGGTATTCAGCATCTTGACTATATGGAATTGTTCAAAAAGTTTGCTTATACGTATGGCAATCAAGAATCTTATTCTCTTAATCATATTTCAAGTGTTGTTCTAGGCGAGAAAAAACTAGACTATTCTGAAGTAGGTTCATTACGCGATCTTTATGGTGCAGACTATCAAATGTTTGTTGACTATAACATTAAAGATGTCGAGCTTATCGAACGTATGGAAGAAAAACTCGGTCTCATTACTCTTGTTATGACTATGGCATATCTTGGCGGTGTGAATTACCAAGATACTCTCGGTACGTGTGCGATATGGGATTCGATTATTTTCCGTCGTCTTGCTCGATCTAAAATTGCAACGATTCCATCCGAGGAAAAAACATCTGAAGCTTTTCCTGGTGGTTACGTTAAGGATCCTCGTGTTGGTATGCATGATTGGGTAATGTCCTTTGACCTCAACTCGCTTTATCCAAATCTTATTGTTCAATACAATATGTCGCCTGAAACAATCTTAGGTATGCCTGGTGCAGAAGGCGCTACAGCTTCAAATGGAGCAGTATTTAGTAAGGCGAAAAAAGGTATTATTCCTGAGATTGTCGAAGAACTTTATGCAAAGCGTGTCACTGTTAAAAATGAAATGCTCGAAGCAAAGACTAAACTAGAAACTATTTCAAAGCGTCAACGTAAAGAATACCAAGTAACTTCAGGCCAAGTCGCTCGATTAGAAACTCTTCAGACAGCAATTAAGATTCTTCTTAATTCTCTCTATGGTGCTATGGGTAACAAATATTTTCGTTACTTCGATCTTCGCATCGCATCTGGTATTACTATGACTGGTCAATCTGTCATTAAACATGGCGAAAAAAGTGTAAATGCTTTTCTTGACAATTTCATTGGCGAAAGCAAAGATCGTGTTATTGCTATGGATACTGATTCGCTTTATATTGGTGTTAATGATGTTATTGAAAAGTTTAAGCCAAATAATCCTATTTCTTTTCTTGACAAGTTTGGTTCTAAAGCTATTGAACCTATGCTTGAAAAGGCCTTTAAAGAATTTGCCGATAAATCAAATGCGTATACGAATCGCATGGTTATGAAACGTGAAGCAATCGCTGATCGAGGTATTTGGACTGCAAAGAAAAGATACATTCTTAATGTGCATAACAACGAGGGTGTTCAATATGCTGAACCTAAAATTAAGATGATGGGTATTGAAGCAGTTAAGTCATCAACACCTCAAGTATGCCGAAAAGCAATGAATCAGATGTTTAAGATTATTGTAAGTGGCGATGAATCTAAAACACAAGAGGCAATTAAACTTTTCAAAGATCATTTCAAATCTTTACCTGCTGATGAAATCGCCTTTCCTCGAGGAGTTACAGATATGACTAAGTGGTCAAGCCGTTCTACTATTTACAAAAAGGCGACACCTATTCACGTACGAGGTGCTCTCCTCTACAATAATCGGGTGCGCTCACTTGCTTTAGAAAAACAATACGAGCTTATTCAGAACGGCGATAAGATTAAATTCATTTATCTGCGTGTTCCAAATACAATCCAAGAAAATGTTATTTCTTTCCCAGGCCATTTACCGGATGAATTAGAACTCACTAAATACATCAACCACGACCTTCAATTCCAAAAGACATTCCTAGATCCCATTAACATTATCCTTGATGCAATTGGGTGGTCTGCAGAACCAAGAGCTGACCTTCAACAATTCTTATTTTAATATTTACAATATCAACTAAATACAGTATAATACAAACACGATGAGCAAAGATTGGGTAAAAGATATTAATGATATGCACACAAAATATGGTGTGAAAGAAGCCGTAGAAAAAATGAACAATTTAGATCTACGAACATTCTTAAATTTTAGAATTAATTTTCTCAAAGAAGAATTGAACGAAACAATCGATGCAGCATCTAATGCTGGCTATATCGATTGTGAAGAGGTAGTTGATGGTCTTATTGACCTATGTGTTGTGGCTATTGGAACTCTTGATGCTTTTGGTATTGATTCCAATAAAGCATGGGATGCTGTACTTGAAGCAAATATGAATAAAGAAGTTGGGATTAAAGAATCCAGACCAAATCCATTGGGACTTCCTGATTTGATTAAACCAGAAGGTTGGACAGCTCCTTCTCATGAAGGAAATCATGGTGATTTGAAAAAGATTTCTTAAAATGTATTCACTTACGATATTCAAATCTATCTTCGACAATAAGACTCATCGCAAAATGAGTTTTTCAACGTGGCAAGGTTTTGAAGATTTGTTATATTCTTTGAGTACACAACCAGGTTACAAACCAAAAAAAGGAGAAAGAAAAGATGGCTCGCCGCTTATTACACCAGCTACCTATGATAGGGGCACTACTCGTGCCAACAAAAACGTTATTTCTTGGGCTAGTTGGGTGGCCCTTGACATTGATGAGTATGATACTTCATTCGAAGAAACGATCGAAACCTTTAAAGGTCATCGATTCGTGTGCTATAGCTCTGCATCTTCATCGAAAGAAAAACCAAAATTCAGAATCGTCTTCCCGCTTACACAAGAAGTAAAGGCTGATAAGATTAAGCATCTTTGGTTTGCATTGAATAAAGAGTATAACTCACTTGGAGATCCACAAACAAAAGATCTCTCTCGTATGTATTATGTTCCAGCGCAATATCCAAATGCGTATAATTTCATTTTCACTCATGAGGGCCCATTTCTTGATCCTATTGCGCTGATGGACAAATATGATTTTGTGAGTAGTACTGGTAATACATTGAGCGATCACTTACCAGAGGCAATCCAAAAAGAGCTCAAAAAGCACTATGAGAGCAAATTGACCAACACTGATATTAGGTGGTCTTCATATCGCGATTGTCCATTTGTCAATAAGCAGCTTGTGGCAGAATATTCAACGATCAACGAATCTGGATGGTACCACCATATGTATCGTATTATGATGAGCATTGCTGCAAATGCAATACGTAGGAAATACCCTATTAGTCCTATTGAAATTGAATCGATTGTTAGAGAAATTGACAACGAAAGCGGAGGGTGGTATAAAGGCCGCCCTATAAAGCTCGAAGCGGCCCGAGCGATAGATTTTGCCCTAAAATCCTCTAAAATAGAGTAAATTGTTCACTTGAACACCAAAAATCTGTAATACAACTGAAAAAAAGTGCCATTTTTTGTAAAAAAAGTATTCACACGGGCCTCTTTTTGTGCTATAATATATCCATAATCAATCAAGAAACTATGAAAAGAACCGGTAAAAAGAACATCCAACTCCTCCGCAACGTCATCTCAACCTTCAGTGGGGATATCCCTCGGAAAACAATTGTTAATATTGCCATCAAAAATGGTCTTATTGAAAAGGATACTTATCCACTCATAAAGCCTACCGCCAGAGGAAATGAACGAGGAACTTACAACGTTGATAAAATGTTGGAACTTGCGGATAAAATCCTAAAAAATGGTAAAAAAGAAGTATCTGTCAAAAAGGTCATTAAGAAGCTTATTGAAGAGGTAGAAGCTCCAGTAGAAAAGGTTGAAGAAATCGTAGAAAGTAAAAACTACGGGAATGTTTCATGGGGTGAGCTCGCTTATACAGAAGACGATATCAACGATGAGCTCAGCCTCATGGGTACGTACCTCTAAAAAAATGCGGTTTTCCGCAAAAAAAGTATTTACAAACCGCAAAAAATATTTTAGAATATATCCATAATCAAACAAGAAACTAACTATATGACTACCACTACTACCACTATTACTCCACGCTTCGTTCAGATCTTTACTCAATTGCGTGAAAACTACGGTGCCCATGACTGGGACGGCGTTGGCAATTGCCCTCAGCGATGGAAGAATAAGAGCGGTTCCGTTTATATTTTGGGCCCAGATGTAGATGTCGATAAATTCAAGGGATCTATTGAGTACGCCGATAATTATTTCGAGGAGTTTGTTGCTTTCGTTGAAGAGACAACTGAACCATATTCAGGACTTGAAGCATGGGATACTCCATTGATTGTTTCCCCGAGTCCTAAAGGCGGGTTCTTTATGGAGCTTTTCCAAGAAGATGAATTCTCTTCCTTAAGGAAAGGGATTAAGAGTAAGAAAACTGTAACTGAGATTGACCAAAACGGAAAACATCTTAGCGCCACTGTAGAGTACTGTATGGAAGATGGTCAAACGCTTGACCGTGAAGGTCTTAATAATTATTTTAAGGTTGCTTAAAAAGTCACTAAATTATGAGTAAATTGATTAAAGCTACTATGTCTAAATCAGGACAACAAAAGCTAGAAATGGCTCGCCGTAAATTCTACGAACAGGAACAAAATCGACTTTACAATTCAAAGAAAGTCGATTGGTCGAGTTTTTATAAAAAAGGAAAATAAAACTTATAAGGCTCGGTAGTCCAATTGGCAGAGACAGCGGACTTAAAATCCGTACAGTGTGGGTTCGAATCCCACTCGAGCTACCAATTTTAACAACGCGCTTGTAGCTCAGTGGTTAGAGCAGGGGTCTCATAAACCCTTGGTCGCTGGTTCGAGTCCAGCCGGGCGCACCAATTTTTAAAGAAATGTATTTTGAATTATTATTAATAGTAACAACAGTTTGGGCAGGGATTGAATTATTGACTGATCAGAATTATGAGAAAAGAAAAAAATAGAGAATTTTTTGAAAACGTTGTAGCATTTTGTCTTGCTATTTGGTTTTTTACAATTTTAACACTTGCATTTATTAAACACATTATATGAAACACACATTACTATTATTGTCGGTTGGGCTGATTCCACTCTGGGCTTCAGCAGTCTATTTAACAAAGGTTAAACCAAATATCAGTGTCCCTAAAACAGTTCAACGAGTTGAAACAAATCAAGAGATTGTTGCAATGCCAGCAACAGTCACTTTAACTAGAATGCAGGTTGAAAAGATGTATAGCGCTTTTGGATCATCTAATCCTGCAGACATCATAAAGTTTGAAACTGTTGTTGAAAAAAAACCAAGTGGGAATTGGGAAATTTCACCGTTTCTACTGTCGAATTCAGCGTCTAGGGAAAATATTCCAATGCCAAAAGGTGACTTTTGCGTGATTGATGTAGCATATATTGATCATAGTGGTGATTTTAAATCGTGTATTGACTACGCAAATAGTTATAAGGACCACCACGAATATGTTGTTCTAAGCGCTAAATAAATATTTGTGAGAACTTTATAGAGAATTAAACATTGGAATGATTAATACAGTAAAATTATTGGGATACTATGGATCAGATGAAGTCATCGCCTGTAGTGCCTGGACATCAACATCAAGAGACTTAACTGATGATAAAAAGAAGCGCATACCTAAACTCATTGATATGCTATGGAGAGAGGGACATGAAACGCCCTTTGAAAAAGGTACTGTGCATTTTCTTGTGGATTGTGATATTGCTAGCCACATTCATCTTCTTAAGCATAGGATTAGCTCTCTCAATGCTGAGTCAGCGCGTTACAAAGAGCTTAAAGAAGACAAGTTCATAGTACCAGACGATTGGTCTGAATATTGGCAAAAAAAATTAGCACATTACACACAGCAAGGCAATGAGCTTTATCACCAATGTGTAGGTGAATTGACAGATACTCTTGGACGTAAACGTGCTAAAGAGAGCGCTCGTTTCTTTAAGACTTATAATAGTAAGATTCAGTCTGATATTATGTTTAATATGCGTTCATTTGGAAACTTTTTGAAGCTTCGTAATAGCGAACATGCTCAAAAAGAAATCAGAGAAATTGCAGAGAAAATGCTTAAGCTCGTAGAGAATATTGAAGGCAATCCCTTTGAAGCAACTTTTAGTGCTTGGAAATCAAAAGGAACTATCTAAAAAGATTTACAAACACTAAAAAATGTGGTAGAATTATTATCATGCAAAAAGTTATAGACATTAAAGAAACATTTATTGACCTTTATAAAAAAGGAGAATTTGTTCAAGATAAGACAGGTGTAAAAACAATCGAATTGGTTGGTGCTTCATTTATTGCTGATAAACCAGCAATCTTTGGTTCCCCAAATCAAGACTATATTAACCGAGAAATCTCTTGGTACGAATCAAAAAGCCAATATGTTTATAACATTCCTGGTGATACACCAGCGATTTGGAATCAAATTGCATCAACTAAGGGTAAAGTAAATTCTAACTATGGGTATCTCATTTATCACAAAAACAATTACGAGCAATATAAAAATGTTCTTCAACAACTATTAGTTGATCCTAATTCTCGTCGTGCTGTTATGATTTATCAGCGCCCTTCGATGCATGAAGATTTCAATGTTGATGGTATGTCTGATTTTATTTGTACTAATGGTGTTCAGTATGTTGTGCGTAATAACTATGTTCACGCAATTGTTCAAATGCGATCAAATGATGTTGTCTTTGGATATCGTAATGACTATGCTTGGCAAAAGTATGTTTTAAAAAAGCTAGTAAAAGATCTAAATACACTTGGTGAAAACAAATATTCTATTGGTGATATCACATGGCAAGTTGGCTCTCTTCACGTTTATGAAAGACATTTTAAATTTATTGAATCTGAAATTGAATTAGCTGAAAGTATGGATCGCGCTCATGTTCTAGCGGCTAAGGCAATGGGATAGATAAAATAGAATATTATGACTAATATTAAATTTAATGCCGACGATTTAGAACATAGTTACTATATTGAAAGAGCTAGAAAGGAAACTGAAGAAATTCATTCTAAAGAAAGCACTCGAAAAAATAGAACTTTTGTCGAAATATTTAAAACTACATTGTATGGTCATGCGCCAGAAGTTTACTTAATTGAAAAATGTGGTTTTACTGACGATGACCGTAAATACAGAGACGTGATTCACCCAAATGGTAGTCCTGTTGAAGTAAAAGCTACTGAAGGAGAATACTATGTTCCTTATGTCTTAAAAAGAGCAAATCGCGCGGCATCAAAATCATGGAGAAATTATCCTAAGATTTTATACATTTTTATTGGCGATAAAAATACAGGTGATTATACATTCCATGGATCATATGATTGGGATAATAATAGCAAAAAATTTGTTTTACAAAAAGAACTAAATATTGTATAATATCGTATATGGAAAAGGAATCAATTAAAGTGCTTAATGAATGCGCAGAAGTTCAAATTAAAAAATCCCGGGATTATCAAAACCCTAATTCACGAATTAAGCAATCAGATTATTATCCTCGAGGTGTTATGTCAATCATGGAATTGATTAACACGAAAACAATTCGTTTGTGGTCAGTAATTGAAGCAATGGAGAATGATCCAGAATATGAACCTAACTTTGAGTCGATTGAAGACTCACTAAAAGATTTGATCAATTACGCGTCATTTGCTGTGGCGTATTCACGAGGAAAAATAGAAGGACAGCGTCCGGATCGTGATTTTCTCAATCGTGAAAAAAAATAAAAACACACATGAAAATTGTACATATATTGGGTAGAGGCATCGAAGGTTGTGGTGTAACTCGCTTTACTTTAGAAATGAAAGATTGGGCATTAGCTCAAGGGTGGGATTATAAAATTTATGCCACTAAAGATAAGCGTTGGACTAGGTCAAAATCTCATGATTTAGGTGAAAATGTAATTGAACAAAAATTCGGTAATAAGCCTTCGAGAGGTGATACCATCTATGGTGTTGATAATATTATTGAAGACACGAAGGACGCTGATATGGTGATTATTGGCTCTCTCCCTTCAAAAGGTCATCCAGATGATTGCATTGAGAACTTTAGCAAACTTATTGATAATATTAACACTAAGCTTGTTATGATTCAACATGATCATAAAATGATGTCAATTCGACGAAATTCACTCCTTGATGAAACAATTAAAAAGTCTGATGTTATATTTTCTTATTCTACAAAGAGTCCTTTTATGAATTATTGTAGAAGTCTTGGAACAAACGCAGCACTATATAATTTCTGTAATGGTATTGATATTTCAGAGATTAAAAATAAATATTGGAAATCAATTGAAGATCAGGATGAAAATCATTTAAAATGGATTGGGCGTAGTGCGTATTGGAAAGGGTTTGACGTTCTTTTCGACTTATATGAAAACAACGCAAAAAATCAAGGGTTTCTTTTTACATTAGAAGGAATGGAACGATCAATTCAGTTTGCAGATATACGTAAAAAATTTGATTTCCATCATCCAGATAGTGACTTCAACTTTAAATTAGAATACAACACTAAACCTTATGTATTTTCAGCATACAAATATACTGAAATGCTTGAAAGATTATCTAAATGTGCTTTTGGTTTTCAACTAACATATCTTCAACCTGAATACATTCAAAATTTTATTGAATTTACTCACCTGGAAATTGTAGCGGCTGGATGCATTCCAATATTTAGAAAGTCTTATGGCGATCATTGCTATCATTTACAGACAGGTAATCCAATGACTTTTGATAACGATAATGGAACAATCTGGCTTGGAGAAGTTGGTTCAGATCATACGCAAAATATGGAGTTAATCAATCAACTAAGAAAAGATTCTATAATGCGGGATGAATGGAGACATAAAGCTTATGAATACTATTATTCTCACAACTCACCTGATTCATCTTTTAATGATTTTTTCAATAAGGTGAAAAAAACAAATAAAGAAACTAAACGTATTGTAAATATTGAAGAGTTTTTTGTATAAGATGAAAAATAAATATAACTATGCTTCATGTGTTCCACTCATAGGTGGTGAAACGCTTGCAATGGAAAACGCCTTTGGAAAAAGACCTGAATATATTTTATCATATTCTCCTTTTCAGGAAAACGACTCACAGCTTCTAAAACATTATAACAATGAAGTACCTTATCATTTAATTGATGAAGGTGATGAAAAGAAAAGTTATGTAGATGTTGTAAATGCAGTATGCCCATGTGCTGGTTTATCTTCTCTTAGTCCATCAGCTTCAACAGACAATAAGGCAAATGATTGGATGGTTGAATCTGCAAAATATGTTTTAGGTGAAGTTAAACCTAAAGTCTTTTGGGGAGAAAATGCCCCTCGTCTTGCATCAAAGATGGGTAGCCCTATTGTAAAAAAACTAAGAAATTTAGCAAAAGAAAATGGTTATACTTTACTTTTATACAAAACAAAATCAAAATTGCACGGCTTAAGCCAAACTAGGGATAGATCTTTTTATTTCTTTTGGAAAGGAAAACGAATTCCATATATGCGTTTTCACCATCGACCGCATGAAAGAATTGAAGATACTATTTTAAATGCTTTTGTTTCAGACGATGATCCTATGAATCAATTGACGAATAGTGGTAAACCATCAGAGAATCCTTTTTACAGATATGTTTTAGAAGAAATTGAAGGTGGTATTACACATCGGCAATTCTTTGATAAGATTGAAAGAACTATTAATCCTATGGATTATATAGAAAATCATGGTATAGAATATGATAAAGTTGCTGTTTGGATGGAAAATAATGGTTATCCCAAAAAAGCAGAAAGATGCTTACAGGTTCATAAAAAACTAAAAGCTGGAGGAAATGTTATGCGTAAATTGACCGAAATACCAAAGGATTATATTGGTGCTTTTGTAGGTCATATGCCAATGTGCCTTACACACCCACACGAAGACAGATATCTTACAATAAGAGAGTGTTTAGCGATTATGAAAATGCCAAAGGATTTTCAACTTCAAGGAGGAAAAAGAAATCTTAATATGATTTGTCAAAATGTTCCTGTTAGTACAGCTACAGACATGGCATTAAATATTAAAGATTGGCTTGATGGAAAATTAGATAGTCGCGAAGCAGATTTTGGTATTGCTGATAATAAGAAACAAACAATAGAATTTGAAGAAAATATTCAAACCATTGAATCATTCATTTAATGGTGTACAAATAAATAAATTTATAGTATAATATCTACAAGCTAAAGATCAAATATGTCCTTATTAGAAAAACTCAAAAAATCATCCCGCTCTGCGGGTGCTTCAGTCCTTTCAGAATCTAAACTTTTTTCTGAAAAGGAGCTGACTACAACACCAGTTCCAATGATCAACGTTGCCCTTTCAGGTTCTATTGACGGTGGTCTTGCGTCTGGGCTTACAGTACTTGCTGGCCCATCAAAACACTTTAAAACATCCTTTGCGCTTTTGATGGCAGCGGCATATCTTAAAAAACATGAAGACTCTGTGCTAATTTTTTATGATTCAGAATTTGGTTCACCACAATCATATTTTGAATCTTTTGGAATCGACACTTCACGTGTTCTACATACTCCAGTTACAAATATCGAAGAACTAAAATTCGATTTGGTACACCAATTACAAGAGATTGATCGTAATGATAAGGTAGTTGTTGTTATTGACTCAGTCGGCAATATTGCTTCGAAGAAAGAAGTCGAAGATGCTGAAAATATGAAATCAGTTGCTGATATGACACGTGCTAAAGCGCTTAAAGGTTTGTTTAGAATGGTTACTCCTATGCTAACATTAAAAGATATTCCTCTTCTAGCAATCAATCACACATATATGGAGCAGGGGATGTTTCCAAAGGCTGTTGTCTCAGGAGGAACAGGTGTAATGTATTCAGCAGATAATGTTTGGATTATTGGCCGACAGCAAGATAAAGATGGCACAGAAATCAAAGGATACCACTTTGTGATTAATGTTGAAAAATCACGGTTTGTTAAAGAGAAATCGAAGATTCCGATTTCAGTTTCTTGGGAAGGTGGAATCCAAAAATGGTCTGGTCTATTAGATGTTGCAATGCAAGGTGGATATGTAGTTAAACCTAAGAATGGTTGGTATATGGCAAAGAATCCAGCGACAGATGAAGAACTTTCAGGAAACGTAAGAGCTAAGCAAACGTTGGAAAAGACGTTTTGGACACCAGTATTTGAAAAGACAGACTTTTCGAACTTCATCACAAAGAAGTTTAAAGTTGGTACAGTAGAAATGGTAACAGAAGAAAGCAATGACAGCGAAGAAAATTAACGTAGATAAGTTTATTCAATTTGTTGAAAAAGGCGATAGTGAACTTTATTCATTAAAGGTTGTACAAGGCCCTTATTCTGGTGTAATATACACTTATGGCAAAGTACAAATCAAAGGTACTCTTGAAGAACCAATTGTTAAATTTGATTTTACTATCAATGAAGTACCGAAAGGTAAGAAAAAAGCTAAATTAGAAAAATCTAAAAGGTTTAAAAATTTTATGGGAGACATATTAGTCTCTATGCTCGAAGAAGAAATTAATGACAAATCTACAAAAACTGATCCTCAAGAAC